AGTAATGGTATGTCGGGTGACAGAGCATTTCAATGTCAAGGTTATATTATTGGAGCAACATCTGGAATTACAAGCAATAAACAAGTTCAATGGTATGCTGGTCAATGGGATGCTTCTAATAATTATGAAATTCAAGTTGGTGGATATTTTCACACAAGTGCTACTGATTACACAGGCATGAGAATTTTAAGTAACGGAGTAAATATAACAGCAATCAGTTTACAAGTTTACGGAATTGTAGATACCAAAAATTATAATGGATAAAATATGACAATAACTAAAGATGATGTAGCACCTAAATTTGTTAATGGCGTAGCTGTTGAAATGACAGATGCAGAAATACAAGTAATAGTAGATGAATGGAATGTGTACGAAAGTAAATCTTCTGAAAGAAAACTTACTGAAATAAAAGAAATCAGATTACAAAAACTAATTGAAACAGATTACCTTGCTTTATCAGATGTTACACTAAGTGATTCTGTTAAGACTTGGCGTCAATCTTTAAGAGATATTCCAGCTAATCATGCTGATGAAGATGCTTATGATTTATTATTAGTAAGAAATAGTGAAGGACAATTAACACATTCAATATGGAGTAAACCAGCATGACATATGTAGGTAGAGGTGTTGACGCAATAAGCAATGTCGAGAAACTCGATAACATTACTTTTAGTGGAACAACAACTTATAATTTAACAAAATCAAGTGTTGCCTTTACTCCTAGTGGAGCAAACAATATTTTAATTAGTATTGATGGTGTAGTACAACAAGGTAACTTTACTGTAAGTGGCTCAACAATAATTTTTGATTGGTCACCAGCATCTTCTAATACTTGTAACTGGATTCAACATTATGGTACTGGCGTATTAAATGTTCCAGCAGACGGAACTATTACTGCTTCAAAGATGGCTGATAATTCTATTGATTCAGATTCTTATGTAGACGGAAGTATTGATATTGCACATATCGCTGATGATGCAATTACAACAGATAAATTAGCTAACTCAATTAATACAGCAATAACTGCTAACACAGCTAAAACATCAAATGCTACTCATAGTGGAGAAGTAACTGGTGCAACTGCACTTACTATTGCAGATAACATTGTAGATGAGGCAAACCTTAAAGTTTCTAATGCACCAACTAATGGATATATGCTTACAGCACAATCTGGTAATACTGGAGGTATGACTTGGGCTAGTGGTGCTTTTGTTTCTTTAGGCTCTGCTTCTGGCACAACAGATGTAGCAAATATCACTTTTGATAATGTTTTTAGTGATACCTATACTCGTTACATGATGATGGTTGATTATATGTTACCTGCAAGTGCTAATGTAGAAATGAGATATAACTGGAGAAAAAGCGATAGCTCTGACCAAAGTGGTGGTTATACATATTCTGGGTTAGAATTAAGACAAGGAACTACAGATGAATTTTCTCAAAGCAGTGGAGGTGCAACAAATTTTGGTGTTCTTACTCATAATATTCAAACAGGAAATGGTGAACATGGAGTTAGAGCATTATTTGATATTTATAGACCTAGTACTGTAGATAGTAATGCTACAATGCACTATATAGTTGGTAGAGGTACTTATAGAAGTTACGACAATGATGCCGTTCAAGCCGCACATTTTTATGTATCTTCAAATAATTACAACACAACAGCGTTTACAGGAATTAAAGTTTACTTCAATAGTGGAAATGTAAACTCATATAAAATCAGAATGTATGGAGTAGTAACATAATGAAACAAAGTATTAATGGTGTCTTAGTTGATATGACTTCTGATGAAATTGCAGAATATAATGCTTTGCAAACAGAATATCAAAATAATTTACCAAGTTTAAAATTAAAACAAATTAAAAAAATCAGATTACAAAAACTAATTGAAACAGATTATCTTTCTAACTCTGATGTAACAATGCCAGACAATATAAAAACTTGGAGGCAATCTTTAAGAGATATACCAGCTAATCATACTGATGAAGATGCTTACGATTTATTGCTTGTTCGTGATGCAGATGGCAATTTAACAAATTCAATATGGAGTAAACCTTAATGGCACAGATTAAAACTAACTTACAGTATGGTACAACTGGTACAGTTCAATCGGCTAATGTAGCTGATGATGCAATTACTTTAGGAAAGATGGCTTCTGGTACAGATGGCAATGTTATTACCTATGATGCTAGTGGAAATCCAGCAGTTGTTGCTACTGGTACGAGTGGACATTTTTTAAAAAGTCAAGGAGCTGGTACTGTTCCAGTATTTGCGTCTAGTGGAAAAGTTTTACAGGTTTTACAAGCAGTAAAAACAGATACTTTTACAAGTTCAGCTACATCTTACACAGATTTAACTGGTATCACTCTAGCTATTACACCATCTGCAACTTCAAGTAAAATTTTAGTTATGACACAACTATCTATGGCAGTTGATAATGGTGGACAACCAGCTTTAAAATTATTAAGAGATAGTACAGCTTTGAATTTAGGAGCTGCTGCTAGTAGTAGAACTAGAGCTACAACCACATTTTTTACCGAAGCAACTTGGGAAAGTATGCCTGTTTCAATAATTTATTTAGATAGTCCAAGTAGTACAAGTGCATTAACATATAAAGTTCAAGGTTTTGGAAATGGTGGTAATGTAATATATGTAAACAGGTCAGCATCAGATAGTGATGCTTCAAATTATTATAGGTCTAGTTCAAGTATAATTTTAATGGAGATAGGAGCATAACATGACAATATCTATAATAAAAACAATTCAAGCAATTAATCCTAATGCAAAAGTTACTGTTAATGCAGAAGATTTTGAGCAGATAGTTTGGCTTGATGGAACAACACCAATTTCTAAAGATGATATTCTTGCAAAACAAACAGAACTACAAACTGATTATGATGCTTTAGAATATCAACGAAAAAGAAAAGCAGAATACCCTTCAATAGAAGAACTCGTTGTGGCTCTTTATGATACTGAAGATAAACTAGTTATTGAAACTAAACGAGCTGCAATAAAAGCGAAATATCCTAAATGATAAAACCTTGTGAAACTTGTGGAGCAGATGTTTGTTCTTGTGATGAAGAATGTGATAGCTGTGGAGCATAATGACAGAAAAATATCCTCAAACGGCAAATGTCATAAGCGACAAATCAGCGATTGCTATGCCGATCAAGAATTTAATTGGTTTAATTGCAAGTGTTAGTGTTGGTCTTTGGGCATATTTTGGAGCAATGGAAAGATTAAATAATTTAGAAACTAATTATAAGTTAATCGCTACTGACATAGAAAAGAACATAGAGTTTAGGATCAAATGGCCAAGAGGAGAGTTAGGCTCACTTCCAGCAGATTCAGAACAATATATGTTGTTGGAACATTTAGCTGGTCAAGTAGAAAAACATACAGAACAGCTTGAGGGTGGTATGCACAATAAAGTAAATATTGATTTCTTAAAAGCACAATTATTAAAATTAACAACTGATGTAGAGAAATTGAAAGATAAAGTAAGGGAGAATAAAAATGGTCATTGAAATGGTATTTGCTTTATGTATGTTTGTTAATGGTTCATTAGATGGGCATATGATAACAGAGGGTTTATCAAAATGCTTAAAAACTAAAAGGGAAGCCGAGAGGAATTTATCTGATAATAGAGTAAATACTATTCGTTATGAATGTGGTTTAGTTAAAGCTGAATTAAGACCAGATGCAGAAGGCAATATGAAAATTTATAAAATTATTGAAGATAAGTATGCTGATTAAAATTATGTTTTCTATATGTTTTGTATCTTATTTATCTGCTTGTTCATTAGGAATGAAACCAGATAAAACTTCGGTAAAGGTTTCCAATACTATGTCATCAGTAGATAAAGCCAATAGCGATAAAGACCAAGATAAAAATTCTATGACAGTTACAGTAACACAAGATTTTAAATGGGATTCAAATGAGTGATCTTTGTCCTTGTGGAAAATTAAAGGAAGATTGTACACACCCTAATTGCGAAGATAACTCATAATGGAAAAAATAGTTATATCTATTGTAGCAGCAATTCTTATAGGACTTGGTACTTGGAATTTAAATCAGACTTTTAATCTATCTATAGAAGTAGCTACAATGAAAACTCAAATAGAGATGATTACAAAAACACAAAAACAAAAAAAGAAAAAGAAATAACATGATGCAAATATTTTTTCTGTTAATGATTATGTCTATGCCTAACGAGCCTTCAGTTAGATATCATGCATCTATATATCCTACAGAACAAGAATGTTATCAAGCTCTTGATAAATATATAAATGCTTATGATTCTAGACCACAAGATTTTAAAGATAAAATGGTAACAAAAGCATTTTGTATTCCTTTTGAATCATTTCCCATTGAAAAATTTAAGAAAGATATAGGAGCTTAAAATGGCTGAACCTTCCCAAAATCGTGAAGATATAATCAAGATTGATGGGGAGCTAAGATTGATCCATCAGAAGTTGGACAATCATATTACACACATGAGTGCAAAGATAGATACAATCTTTAAGATAGTTTGGACAGTTTCATTTATGGTATTAGGATTAATATTGAAAGCAATATATTTAGGTCTTATTTCTTAACTATGCAGTTTAAAGGTCATAAAGTTATTGTCATTGGCGATACACATGACAGCCCACATATTCCTCAAGATAGATTTTTATGGATAGGTAAATATATTCGAGATAACAAACCTGATTACATTATTCATATAGGTGATTTTGGATCATTCGATTCATTATCATTCTTCCAAGCCAATAATACGCAACAGGGTAAACTCAAAGATGCGTATATGGTTGACATACTCTCGTTACGAGAAGCAATGAAATTACTTAACAAGGGTATAGGAACTCTTGATGTTCCAAAACATTGTACACTTGGTAATCATGAATTTCGTGTTCACAGGTTTGAAGAAAATATTCCTGAAATAGAAGGAATAATGAAACATGAATTATATAAATCTTATCATAGCAATGGGTGGACAACAACTGACTATGGAGAAATATTTTTTATAAGTGGAGTAGGCTTCACACATTGTCCTAAAAATATTATGGGTAAGGAATATGGTGGTAAAAACGCTGAAATACAGATAGCCAATGATAGCTTACATGACCTTGTATTTGGACATACGCACAAAGATAGAGATTGGAAAGCCATTAAAATAGGGGATAAAAAGTTTATTCGTGTAATTAATGTCGGTTGTGCGTTGCCAATGAACCATGTAGAGCAGTATGCAAAGTTAAATATGACTGGATGGAGCTACGGAATTGTAGAATTATCCATCTGGGATAACCATATCCAAGAGAAAAAATTTATTTCAATGGATAGATTGGAGAGAGATTATGATTGAACGTGTAAAAAAAACATGGAAAGATTTATCAAAGAAAGGTAAATTAATTGTTCTTGTTGTTTTAGTAATGATAGGAATGGTCATTTACGGACAGTTTTAATGTTACCATTATTATCAGCAGTTGGCCCACTTGCTAAAATTGTAGGTGGTATAATAGATAAAGCTATTCCTGATAAAGATTTAAAGGAAAAGCTTACCCATGAACTTAACACACAATTAATAAATGGGGATCATGAAGAACTTATCGCTAAATCAAATATCATTAAGGCAGAAGCAGAATCAAAGCATTGGCTAACAGCTACATGGCGACCAGCTCTGATGTGGATTTGTATTATTATAATTGGGAACAATTATATTATTGCTCCTTTTTGTAATGCGTTCTTTGGAACAGCAATTGAGTTAACAATTCCAGATCAAATGTGGAATTTGCTCACAATAGGTGTCGGAGGGTATATTGCTGGAAGATCGGCTGAAAAGGTGGCTACAAACTGGAAAAAATAGCTCAAAATGACCTCTCAGGACGTTTGTAGCACATGAGTAGAATGATTGTATCCTAGACTATTGACTTCATTAAATCAGATAGCTTTCTAGCTCTATTTGGAGTTTGGTGATACCATTTTGACTTCAGCATTTCTTCACTTGCTAATTGTAGGTCATTATTCCGAATTGCAGTAAACATCTTCTCAAATTTACCAACACCAGACTTTCCCATCTGAAAAATCATTTCAGTAAGAACCCATTTTACTTGAGGATTAGAATTATTTATTCTTTTTTCTTTTATGAGCTGGTCAGCTTTATTGGATGCAATTGTAAAATCATAATTAAAGACTTTAAGTAGTGCTTTTGATTTATAAAGTTTATCATCTTTCCAATGAGGCTCTACACATTTGTGTCCAAAACCTATTGTTCGGAATCCTTCACTACAACGATATACTTTATCACGAAATCCTTCTGCTGTTTTAATGGAATCCTTAATGAAGTTTTCGTCCAGCATTAATATAAGCTTTTAATTCTAGTTCGGTTATTGCTTGAGTTAATAATTTCCAATTAATATTCTCTTTTCTAACGTGTCCTGTATCAATTAAATATTCAATCCACTCATGGAATATCTGTTCCAATGAAAGTGGGTCTGGTTCAATATTAAGTTGATCTATTGTCATTCATATTAAAGTAATCCATATAAATTACAAGTAATCTACTCACATTATTTTTCAAATGTAAGTTTTGGCTTATGTATAATAACGTTTTTTGATAATTGTTTACGTTTTTTATATATTTTTTTTATGTGTTTTTTAGTTATTTCTTTTAAAGCTTCTTCTTTACAAGAATCTTTATAATTAGAAAAACACATTTTATTTTCTTCACATATTTTTATATATCTGTTGGCTAAAATTTCCATAATAATTTTCTCTATTTTAAACATTAAATAGAGCCGAAGTTTTTTTCAGAAAGGAGGATTTTGATTTTTTCTTCGGCTCTTTAAAACTAGGGATGAAATCATACGACCTAGTTTAAAATGGTATATTGGCTTCATCAATTTCTCTTTTAGCTTGAGAAATTGGGCCTTCATCATGTGCTTGTGGTGGTTTGTTATTTGATTTTTGTGTAGGTATCAATTGTACTACACCACGAAATCTTGGTATAACAATTTCAGTTACATATTTCTTTTCACCAGCAACTTCATAAGCACGATATTCAACTTGACCTTGAACATGAACAAGATCACCTTTTTTCATGTAGCTACCAATACTTTTAGCAATATTGGGATTGAATATTTTAACACTATGCCATTGTGTTTTCTCTTTCCAATCGTCACCAACTTTATATTTTTCGTTGGTAGCAAGTGAAAGAGAAGCCATAGTATCACCTTTCATAGTTTCTTTTACTTCTGGATTTGCACCCAAACGTCCTGTTAGTACAACTAAATTTTGCATTATTTATCCTCTCTTTTTGGTTGTGTTAATGATACTAATTTACCATTAGCTATTTTTAAATTATTAGAAGCTTCTTTTTCTTCTGCTTTTAGTTTCTCAACATATCTATTGTCATCAAATCTACCCATAAATACATCTGCACTTAATCCTGTATGCGACATTAATTTTGTTAGTGCATCTGTTGTTACAGATTTACTAGCTTCCTTATCAAAAGCACCTTTAAGTCTTGCTTGAGGATATAGCTCACCTACGGAAGTCATAGGGCCGATCCAATCCCATTTTGCTCCTACAATATCATTTGTATGATAAGGTACAGTTGCAATAGCTATACTTACACTAGCAAATACAAGTTTATCTGTGTAGCTATGTTCTGATTTCCAATTCCAACCAATACCTACTGGCCCAAATTGTTCTGTCATTCTCATGACTTGCCAATGTGCGTCAATGGCTGTAAATCTACCAGCACTCCTAGTAAATCGTGTATCGGTAGTTTTTAAATCTTCCCAATGTCTACGATTAATTTCTTTTTTATTAATTTTATCGTAGTCTTGTATTGGTTTTTTATCTTTAGTCATATTAACTCCTCTTTGTTGTTTCTCTTATATGTATCCATACCCAATTAGTGGGTTTTGGTTCTTTATAAAAAGTTATAAAATTAATTATTTTTCTTATTATGTTATTCATCACAAACATACTCCCATACTATTGCTTGTTTACCACTTCTGTTTCGTCTTGTGTATTGTGAATCTTTTATACACTTCTTCTTTACTAATTCACTAAATCGTGGACGTACAGTAGTAATTTCTAAACTTAATAGTTCAGCAACTTCATCAGGCGTTGCTCCATATTTTTTTTTATTTCTAATAACATTTAAGCATCTTTCACGAATAGTAGGTGCTATTTCCTGTACATCTAAACTTGCTTGTTTAGATGTACGTCTTTTTTTGTAACCTACTTTATTTGGATACTGCATTAGATTTATCTGTTCCATAAAATTCCTCCCAATTGGTATCAATTGTTTCTGGTGTTTTATTTTGTACTGCTTTCCAAAATATTTTATATACTTTTAATAATTTTGATTGAAATTCTCTATCTTCTTTAATGGTAAATATTTTATGTGTTCTGTTACCAAAAAATATAGATAAATATGCTGTTGGTAATTTTGAACACAGCATATAATGTTGTACTTGTGGGTAATACCGATCAATTAAATTAGCGTGTTGTTTTGGTGTATCCATAAACTGTCCTGAATGTTTAGCTTCAAATACAGCAATAGGTTTACTATCTAATACCATTGCTGGATCACTATTCCAAACTACACCATCTAAGCTCCCATAAATATAATCATTATATCGTATTGTATCTTCATTACTTACCATCAAATTCATTTCTTCAATAAACCATGCTCGGTTTAAATCTTCTGTAACTATTCCCATTTGAACAGGAAGTACATTGGACAAGTCATCTGATTGAGTTTTACCAATTTTTAAATCGTATAAATCAATCCAATTACCTTCAACTAATTTCATAGCATCAGTACCACCAATACCATTAGGTCTGTCTTTTTTTGCTTTCAAATCTACTTTTTTTGTCATCTTTTGCCCTCCTCATGGCTAATCTAATTTTTTCTATATCTTCTCTCGGTATTTTCCCAGCTCGAAATTGACGTTCAAATTCTGCAAATCCCTTGCCATCAAATAATTGATGCTTCAGAACGAAAACCAAAAGATTTTGTATATATATCTCTTTACGTTCATGTGGTGGTAAAGGTTCTATTTTCTTTTTGTATGGATTCCCTATCCGACTGATTATATCTTGCAATATTCTTTTTTTATTTTTTTCCTCCATATAGTTCTCTTTCCTTTTGTAAGTACCAAAGGGCTTTATCTAAATCATCTAATCTGTTGCCTTTCTTACCAGCACGTACAATATATTTCACTATATTACCTTGAATATATGATAAATTCCATGCTGTAATTGCTTCAGTTACTTCTATTTTATAATTTTTATAGTAGTCAGGGTTTGTTATATCCTTCATCTTTTCCTCTATTTTGAAGTATTAGATCACAATCTAGGCTTTCAGCCCAAACACAAAACAAAAAACCACTTGGTTTTCGTATTCCAACTTCCCATTTGGATACTAAACCTCTTGCTACACCTATTATTTCATCTAAATCCATTTGACTTATACCTAACTCATGTCTTTTGGATACAAATTGGGTTATCAATTGATCGTGAAATTGTGTACCTAATGCCTTTTGCATACTGTTACATATCGTGAAACATGGGTTTTTGTCAAGTAAGTGTAGTTGCCACCCTAATGTCTACCACAACTCCTCTGTTTCTAATGTTGGGGAACACTTACTATAGTGGCGAGGGGATACTGTTGCTTCACCTTTCTCCCCTCTTTAATATCTTGCACATACCACTAGGTAGTTTAGGAACTCTTGATTACTTTGTGTAATAGTTAAGATATGTACAGTAACTTTTAATACAATCTTGCTGCTTTTTACAGCTTGTTGTCCTGAAAATAATATCACTATTATTTTGACTTAATATCAAACACAATCCTTTAGCACTACCATGCTGTATTCGGAAGGTACTCACTTGTGTTTTCCCTTCCTAGCCTATTCGTTAAATCATCTAGAATTACGAATAGAATTACTAATAAGGGCAAATTGAAACTACATATTTAACAGATTGTTAAAATTGTATTTGCCCTTAATCTTTACATAAAATAATATTTGGCTTTATTTCTTTTAGCTGCATTATAATTATGAACCATAATAATACTTTTAATATTTTGATCAACTGTATATGCTGGTATCCATTTTTGAGGGAACTTATGAAAATTATCAATAAACTGATAAGAGTCAAAATCATCTTGTTTTCGTAATTTAAATAAAGCTCTCATAAAATATATTCTGTTCCATATTTTTCTATCAATAGTTGAATCAGATAACATTTTAATTTGACTAGCAACTCTATTTTTAATAGTATCGGTTATTATTAAAGTACCATTTTTAAAGTCTGTATAATAACTTTTAGCTTTTTCTTCACCTCTAGTAAGCATACCACAAGCCTCAATAATTGTAGAATGAGATACTCCCATATCAACTAATTCAAGATATTTTTTATAACTTTCACTACTTTTTGCATAAAGAGAAAAGGCGTAACCAATATCTTTATTTTTCCAAGTAGTTTGAACAGAATTTATATCTCTAATTAGAGCTACTAGTTCCTTATAAGGTAAATCTATATCAGAAATTGTATATTTAACAGGTATTCCTAAAGCTTCACAACTTAAATATCTATGCTGTCCTTCAATAATATAATTATTACGTTCAATAGTAATAGATTGAAACTGTCCATATTTCTTTATACTTTCGCTTATATGTTTAATTTTAGATGATTCTATTTTTCTATTCCCATCTATAAATTTAAAATAATATTTATCAGTCTTTAGTATTTTATCTGTATCTAACATATATATTTTTTCCTTTAATTTAATTGATCCATCCAGATTTCATGTTTCATCATGTCATGTACTCTTGCATTTCTTCTGTTTTGTACATTGTAAACTTTACCTTTGGTTTCAACATGAGTTGACCAATCAGTAGCAGTTTGAAATATAGCAAATAAATTTTCACCATATCTATCGGTGTATTTTTTGTATAATTTCATTAATGTATCCATAGTTAATTCACTATAAAATTTATCTATAGTATTATCATAAAATACTTTTCCATTATCTTTTGGAACAAAAGCTAATGTTTGTCTGAACAATTGTTTTGCTGTTACAAATGCTATTGCTTGTTCGATCCATTTTTTCTTTTCTTCTTCACCTTGAAGAAAGTTTTCAATAGCACCATCAAGAGCTTTATGATCCATCTTAATATCTTTAGTCGTATTATGTTTAATTCGTACATGGAGCTTCCAATCTTCACTTGAACACCCATTATCACAGAATAAATATTTAGCCCACAATAGTAAATCTTCTGCGAATAATAAATTATGCGAAGATTTAAATTGTAAACCTAATATGCTTCTTTCCATAGGGTTATCAAACATTTTGATTCCCTTAATGCGATTAAACCAATAATTTCTAATAAATACTGCTCCATTATTATCTACTGTATCAACTATCTCAACCTCGTTTAAGTCTAGATTAGAATTTAAGATTAACTCATTAAAATGATTTATAGCTTTTTCATATGAGCGTGTTTTGTATGTTTTACTAACAACAGCTAATCCATCATTAGTATCTTTTCTAAATACCTGTTTTTTATCAGATATTTCTTTATGATATACGTCATAAATTGGACGTAAACCTACATCAAAGTTTGCACTTTCAGGTATAGCAAATTTTGCTGGTAGTTCTCGTAAAACTTCTGCTGTATTAGTTTGCATTAGCATTTTTCTCTCCCTTGTTTAGTTTTAATTTTCCAATAGCAATCTGCACTTTATCATCAATAATTTTAGTTATCTTATCTATTGGTAGATGCTTATAAATTTGATCATCTATTGTTTCTAATAATTTAGAATCAATTACTGCTTTTTTTGCCATTAAAAACCTCTCTGTACTTTCTCTGTTATTTTATTTAATCTTTCTGTTATTTTATCTAAGCTTTTTGTTCCTTCAGATAAAAATTGCTGTAATTCATAAATCTTAGTATTATTATCAATGATAATTTCTTCAATAGTTTTTCGTGATTGTTCTTTTACAATTCCCTCGCTTTGCTTGGTATCATTACTCATTTTTATCTCCCAATATTTTTTTATATTTTTGATTTCTTTCTTTTCTTGTTTTAAACCACTTACAATCAACAGTAATTGGTACATCTTGGGTTTCTTCATCAATGTAATTAATACCCCAAACATAACCATTATTGTTATGACCATAAGTTTTATGTAATCCTTCGTGATTCCAATGTGTTTTATTTACCATTAAAAAATCTCCTTTTTTTTAAAGTTGTTGTTAATTTTGTGAAGCCAATTCTCTATCTCTATCTTTTGCTTCAAAGCTATTTATTCTTTCGTTACATTTTTTGATTATTGTATCTAATCTGTTTTGCACATATGGTTCAAGTTTCTCACTTGTTTTTAAACTACGTGCAATTAATTCAATATCTTTGTATGTATTTATATTATCTTCATCTATTAACATTTTTTCCTCATCCTTTTCTTGTTCTTCCATTACCCAGTTTTTAAATGCTATGCTCATTAAAATCCTCCTGATAATTCTATTGTAAGTTTTTTTCTATCGGCAATAAACATTAATCCTCTCATTACTAATTCTTTAATGCCATCATAAAAACTATCTTCATCTATGTATTTAATTGTCATTATTTACCTCGTATCTTTTTGGTTAGTTTCAGGCATAGTATAATAATACCTACCCACATAGGAGCTGATACAATACTGATTACTAATGTTGGGTTAACTCCAGCTACAAGTAGACTAAAGATAAATCCAAATCCTAGTGTGATAAGTAAAATCATAAACGTACCTATCTTATGACTTTGTTTATCAAATTCTTTAGTTATTTTCATTGAGTATCTCCTCTTTTAAACTTTGTCTTGCTTGTTGTAATAATACAAATGCTGATAGACAGTATGCTTGTGGTACTATTCTAAAACTTTCATTTTTAAGTTTACTTAATTCATCTAAACATTTGTTTATTTGTTTTATAAAACTTTCTTCAGTTTTCTTTTGTGTACTTATTGTCATTTCATTCCTTTCACCTCGCTTTGCTCGGTATCATTCGGTTTCGGTATCCTTAACATTACACCTCGCTTCGCTCGGTGTTGATAGTGATTACTCGGTATATGTTGATAGTGATTGTATTCGGTATCCTTCAGGTTTCCCCCCTTCTCGCCATAAAAAAAAGCAGATAAGGATACATGAACCCTATCTGCTTTGTCGTGGATACAACTAATATTGTTTACTTGATAACGCTTTTTTAATATCTGCTTGGATATTTTCTTCTATTGGTTTGTTATAATGATACTTTGCCATTCTTACTTTTCCTTTGTGGTTAGTATCTACTGCACCATGACTGATGTAGGTTTCATTTATTAATTTCAAATGAACATCTTTTAACGCTTTGATACGTTGATTGTATATTTCCTTTTTTGTTTTCCACAGTTCAGTTTTGAATTTACGTTGTTCTGAAGATTGTTTAGGTATTTCTTCTTCAGATTCTTTTTCCCTGTGTTGTCCTCCATTCATTTCATGTACACTTGCAGTTGATTCCCTTAGTATTTTATCCAATTGCATATCACAACCATTTCGTCTAAATTCTAAACCTCTAATGTGTTGTTGTATATCTAATTTACAATCAAATGCTTCTACATCTGAATCTGCTCTGAGTTGATACAATGCTGTGTAATCTACTTTGGCTACATCATATGCTCCACTTAATATTATATCTAATTTATCTTGCAATGTATCTGCCATTATTTACTCCCTTTAGTTTTGTTGATAGTGACTGGGTTATGAAATTCCATATCTTTTAAATATGGTGTTTTGTTAAATAGTTCTTTTCCTTTTTCAATATCATCTTTCATCAACCACGTTGTTACTCTAGCACCTGTTTTAATGCCGTATCCTAATGCTTTTAATGTTTTTATAATCATGTAATCCTCCTATATATATACTCTTATGTATTGTGCTATCATGTAGCTTGTTATGAAACCTATTAAGAAACTTATTAATATTCTTTCTATTTTAGTCATATGTAAATTCCCTTCCATATTCTGAATAGATTGTTTGTAACACTAGGTCTTTTTTATCTTCGTTGTCAGTTACTCTAGCGTGTTCTAATTGTATGATAAGACTTTTAAATCTTTCGTCTGTTTGTTCTAGTCTATCAAATAGTGTTTGTGGTAGATTGTTGATAGTGATAATCATATTGCACTCCTTTCGTGTTAATTTGATTAATTCTTTTTAATCGCTTTGTTTTTACTTACTTTCTTCTCTTTTTGAGAATGTTCATTCGATTTATGGTGAATCAAAATATCTCTAGTCAAGCTTGTTCTCGTACAGCGAGGCCATGCACTTGGGCCGAGTAAACATGAAACGGAACATAGCTTTACTTGGATTTTGATTTGCCATAAAATAAAACAGTATCATAGAGAGAGAGAGTCCCATGCTTATAAGAACATTGATGGTAGAACAGAGAAATATCGACATTACTGGTGATAAGACCTTGTGTCTTATAGATTGATCTTATCTGTTGTTTATTGGACTGGTATCAATTTAGGCATTACTAGGAGAGCTTGTATATGCTATAACATACTTTGTGGTACATTAGTGGTGTTGATAGTGAATGTCGTTGTTAATTTAGCTCGAGTTATAACGTGGGAGATGAACAATCAGTATGAGATCAATCTTTATTTGCTTCAGCAAATTAGGAACTTGATGAAGGAAGTATTGCACCATATGTAACAACCTATTGACAAAGATATTATCAATGATATTCGTGATAAAGGCCTTATGAAGAATAACAAGTTAACGGAGAAGCAAACAGCATTAGTGGATACATTCGTAACGACAGGTAAATCTATAAAGGAATGTGCTGAAATAGTAGGATATGCAAAGGGAGATAGTGGTAGAGTAGTAGCTAGTAGAACGTTACGATTACCTCATGTTCAGAGGTACATGATGGAACGGATTGCGAATACCATAGGAATGGGTGCAGTAGTGGCATCACGAAGACTGGTAGAGTTAAGTAAAGATGCTAAGAGTGAGTACGTACAACTAGAAGCGTCAAGAGATATACTAGATAGAGCTGGGATACGCGCACCAGATAGGGTTCAGCATCACGTACAGGGTGATATAAAAATCTCTATTGACCTCACGTAAATAACTTCGTCTAAAAAGAGGGGTGGGGGGGGAAAACTAGTCAGTTGTATATATATATATATCCCTTACTCGCATTAGAGGTTAAAAAAGGTATTGTGAGTTTTAAAAATATATTTATATCTTTAAAGTGATTTACTTTCACCTATGGATATGGATAAAAGAATGACAGAGCTAGAAAAAGAAGTAAAAAACCTCAAAGAACAAAACAAGATATTGCTGGACAGAATGGAAAAGCATATCAATGAAAAGAGCGACATACGAAAAGAACTATATAAGTATTGCAATCCCAATAATCCTTCTTTCAAGGAAGGGACAGATTAATGGAGAGGAATTATAAGAAGGAGTATAAGAAGTTTCAATCCTCAAAGAAGATGAGGGCTTATAGGGGGAAACTTGTTAAGTATAATAGGGATCAAGGTACATATGGGAATGGAGATGGCAAGGATGCCTCTCATAGCAAAGGTAAGATAACAGGGTTTAAATCAGCCAGTTCTAATAGAGGAGCTTCGGAGAAAAGTAGAGCCAAAGGATCAAAAAGGGCTTTTGCTGCTAGAAGATCATGAGTTATCTTGAAACTATTTCGTTACATGATAGGAAACGATTAAGAGATATAGTAAAGAAAGTACATTTAAGTAAATATCCTACAGAATTTATTAATAATTATGAAGCTGATAAGGTAATTGAAAGTTTTGCACCAAAGGTTGTGGAGAAGATGTTAAAACAATTTGTAGATTCACGATTTGACTGAGTTTAAGTACAAGCCTTACGGAGAAGTTCTCAAGAAATTCATGAAGTCTGACGATTTCTTCAGGGGAATTAGAGGGCCAGTTGGATCAGGGAAGTCTGTTGCTTGTTGTGTAGAAATATTTAGGAGAGCTTTACAGCAAAAGAAGAATGAGAATGGGATTAGACGCTCAAGATGGGCAGTTATTCGGAATACAAATCCACAGCTTAAAACAACAACAATTAAAACATGGCTTGATTGGTATGATGAGAATACATGGGGAAGATTCCATTGGTCTGTTCCCTATACGCACCATATTAAGAAAGGTGATTTAGATATAGAGGTTCTATTCCTAGCATTAGATAGACCTGAAGATATGAAGAAACTGCTATCATTGGAGCTGACAGGGGTATGGGTCAATGAAGCAAGGGAGATTCCTAAATCTATTATAGATGCTTGTACTATGAGGGTAGGCAGATTTCCTTCCATGCGAGAAGGTGGTGCTACATGGTATGGTGTTATCTGTGATACCAATGCTCCAGAAGAAGATCATTGGTGGCCTATTATGTCTGGTGATGTACCAGTACCAGATCATATAGGAAGGGATGAAGCTTTAATGTTAGTTAAACCTGATAATTGGTCGTTTTATACACAAGGTGGAGGAATGAAAGAGATAAGATCAGAAACTGGTGACTTAACTGGGTATGAAGATAATGAACACGCTGAAAATAAGCAAAATTTAACGCCTCAATACTACAATAATATTGTTAATGGTAAGACTAAAGGTTGGATTGATGTTTATGTCCTTAATAAGCTTGGAACTTTGGAAGAAGGTAAACCTGTGTATCCATCTTGGAGGGCAGAAACCCATTTAGCAAAAGAACCACTAATACCAGATCCTCAATCTATTGTATTTATTGGCATAGATTTTGGATTAACTCCAGCAGCAGTCTTTGGACAACGATTAGCTAGTGGAAGATGGCAGATACTTCATGAATTAGTATGCTTTGATATGGGAGCTGTACGTTTTGCTGAAACACTTAAACAGGATATTGCAAAATATTTCCGTAATTATGAATTAGAAATATATGGCGATCCAGCAGGAGATTTCAGGGCGCAAACAGATGAAAGAACCCCCTTTCAAATGCTTCGTACTGCTGGAGTGAAGGCAATTCCAGCACCAAGTAATGATGTTGCTCTTAGAATTGAAGCTGTAGAATCCACATTAAATAAGATGGCAGACGGAAAACCAGCTTTCTTACTTGATAACAGATGCCTTAATCTTAAAAAAGGATTTAATGGTGGATATCATTACAGAAGGATACAAACATCAGGACATCGATTTGATGAGAAACCAGATAAGAATAGATATTCCCATGTTCATGATGCTTTGCAGTATTTACTGATGGGAGCTGGTGAAGGTAGGGCTATTCTTCATGGAAAAAATAGATTAAATCCTACCAAAGCAAAGACAACATGGAATGTATTTGATAAGATTGATAAACCCAAAAGGAAGTCGTGGAACGTATTCGGACTAAATGGCTAATCTTTTTTTATACGCCATTTAACCCCCCATTTTACACTAAATGGCGAAAAAAGGGCTTTACACACGTTGGTGGCTTACATTTTTGTCCTAAATTTAAGTGCTGGGTACTGTTAGAGGGATTGTATGGACGATTACACGTGGAAATTATTGATGGTAATGAAGCTCAAAAAGTTTTATCCTATGTTAAACGATTAAAGGGAACTGTCCTGAAAGGAGAAGAATTGGATACACCAAAGTTTAGAGGAGAGTGGTGGATCAAGGAACATAGCTGTGTGAGTTACATACAACGATTAATTGGTTTACGATCCTTTTGGATATTTACGCCTTATCAGTTATTTTGTGCGTTGCGTAAATTACATTTTGAAGTCTTTGTAGATGCAGAGATTAATTCTTATGGCAAAAAAACCTAAACCTAGACCAAAGCCTAAACCTAAAGGATATTAATATGGGTGACAAATATCAAAGATTATTAAATAGAATTAAAGAAATTAAAGGATTTGATACTTTAGATCAAGCTCAAGATTGGTATGCTGACTGGAAAGCAATTAGATCTGATCAAGGTAATTCTTTAGGAAGTCCGTCAGCTACGGAGATGAGTTATGAAGAATTATCTTCGTTAATAAAAAATAATGACTCTAAAAAGAAATCAAAAAAAGCAATTAAAGCAAAAAGAAAAATTGTATAATGGGCATATTAAAAAGACCTAAATACGAGGAAACGGAAACTGACAGAATGATTAAACGTCAGATGGAAACAGAAGAAAAAGATCGTAAAACAAAAGAAGAAGCACGAG